GCTACCAAGGAACGCGACGGCCTAGGCAAAGCGGGACACAACCTAGCCCGCGACAAGCGCAACGGGCAGCGACTTCTCAAGGATCCGTACATCGCCGACAAGCTCGCAGGTGCCGCGCAGCAGCTATTAGAGAAGCTCTCGGACGATGCCGAGGCCACCCGGTACGAAATCATGAACGTGTACCGCAAGGTGATCGCCACGGGGCTGGATTCGGGACTCTCGAGAGAGCTGAACGCCGTGGTCCGAGCGGCAGACGGCATGGCGAAGATGATGGGGTACTGCATCGAGCACAAGATCATCCATCACGAGCGGTCTGACAAGCAGATTGAGAAGATGAACAGCACCGCCGAGCTTCAGATGGTCATCAAGGCTCTTTCGATCGAGCTGGGTCCGTCCACCATGCGGATGCTCACAGGGGGCGTCAACGGTGGGAGTGGAGAGGTCATTGACATCACCCCAGACAGCACCGACTGAGGACCTCTCTTTAGAGGATCTCAAGAAGTTGGCGAAGACGCTGGCGGCAGTTCAGCGTAATCGGCTGACCTCGTATCAGCCGTACCCGAAGCAGCAGAAGTTCCACGACCTGTCCGCAACGAAGCGTGAGCGGATGCTGATGGCGGGAAACCAGACGGGAAAAACGCTTGCGGCGGGATTCGAGGTAGCGATACACGCCACGGGCAAGTACCCGCCGTGGTGGAAGGGACGGAGATTCGAGAGCCCGACGAAGTGGTGGTTTGCGAGCACATCGGGTGAGACGACGCGGGACAACCCCCAGCGGATCTTGCTGGGCGAGATCGGGCGCTGGGGTACGGGGTCGATCCCGAAAGGCGACCTCCTACAGATCAAGCGCAGCCACGCTGTGCCTGATGCGGTCGAGATCGTCCAGGTCAAGCACAAGAGTGGCGGCGTCTCGATGCTCCAAAGCAAGTCCTACGATCAGCAGCGGAAGGGATGGCAGGGGGAGACGCTGCACGGGATCTGGTTCGATGAGGAGCCGCCGCCCGACATCTACTCTGAGGGGCTCACTCGGACGAATGCGTTCGGGGGGCTGGCGCTGCTTACTTTGACGCCCATGCTGGGAATGACGGACGTGGTGCGATTCTTCTACCCGCAGCCGAACACTCCCGAACGGGCGCTGGTGATGATGGATATTTCGGATGCGGCGCACTACACGGATGACGAGCGCGAGAAGATCATCCGCAAGTACCTGCCTCACGAGCGCGAGGCGCGAGCTCACGGTATCCCGATGCTCGGCTCCGGGCGCGTCTTCCCTGTGCCGGAGCAGGACATCTCCGTAGAGGCGTTCGATATTCCGCATCACTGGTGGCAGATAGCGGGGCTCGACTTCGGCTGGGACCATCCTACGGCTGCGGCGAGACTGGCGTGGGATCGGGACAATGACATCGTGTACCTGACCGCCACCCATCGCGTATCGGAGGCGACTATCGCGCAGCACGTCTCGGCGCTGAGGAAGTGGGGGGCGTGGCTGCCGTTTGCGTGGCCCCAGGACGGCTGGCAGCACGCTCCTGGCAGTGGGCTGACCATCGCGGATCTCTACCGAAAGGAAGGGATCAAGATGCTCCCGTCTCACGCAGCTACGGAGTATGGAAAGCAGCACCTCGATCCTGTGACGGCTGAGATGCTGGATCGCATGATGACTGGCCGCTGGAAGGTGTTCAGTCACCTCCAGGACTGGTTCGAGGAGTTCCGGGTCTACCACAAGGAGAAAGGGAAGATCGTCAAGATCCAGGACGATCTGATCTCCGCTTCCCGCACTGCCATGATGGCGCGGCGCTACGGGAGACCGGCGAACAGAGCGGTCCCTGACTTCCCTGCTACGGTAGGGGTAGACTACGATCCGTTTTCGAGAAATCAGGGTGGTCGGTGGCGAGGGTGATTTAATGGCTGCAGTGGCCGATTGGTTCGTTGATCGAGAGGTGCGTAAAGCGGCTGGTCGTGAAGAGACAGGGGCTATCTGGAGCAAAAAAGGAGAATTACAGAGACGGCAGTATAGACCGCAATTCGAGAACGAAGAAGAACTAGAGAGACGGCGGCGGGCGGGGATGCAGCAAGCCACGCAGAGGCAACGCACTGCTTCGATTTTGACTGGTGAACTGGACAATGAATCTGTGGTGAGCCATAAGACATTACTGGGTTCGAGGTCAAGTGTTTGAGAACTGTTGACTTGGAGGTTTTGATTCATGTCGTCTAGCAAGAAGTCGAGACCGAAGCCTCCGCCGAAGCCGCCTGAGAGCAAACTGGCGCGCAGACGGCGACGTAGACGCGGCGCAGCGGATTCCGCTCAACGCTCTCGTGCGGTTGCAATGCTGGCAACCCAAGACGAAGCCATGATAAGCAAGCCACTGTTGCTGGGGAGGTAGCAATGGCGGCACTTGCGGCGGTTGTTCCTTACGCTGTTCAGGGGTTGGCTCTTGGAGCTATGGCAGTGGGTACTTATGCTGCCACGGGGGGTTTTTCTTCAGCGGACAGCGTAGATCCTCCGAGCATCAACGACCCGAATGCAGAGGCAGCTCGGCGGCGTGCGCTTGTCTCCGCGCAAGCCAAGGCAGGGCGTCAATCGTCTATTCTCACGTCTGGTCAAGGGCTTCTCGACGAACCCACGATTAGCAAGCCAGTGCTGTTGGGGAAGTGATATGCCCATGGATGCTCAAGCCAAGAAGCTGCTAACTCGGTGGGAGGCGCTCAAACTCGAGCGTGCCACTACCGAGAACTCATGGCAGGAGATCGCGGATAACCTGCTGGGGCGGCGCGACTTCATATCGAGGCGCACTCCTGGCGAGCAGCGCATGGCGCGGATCTACGATGGCACTTCCAAGGTGGCAGGCGAGGATCTCGCTGGTGCGCTCCACTCGCTGATGACGAATCCCACCGCGCCGTGGTTTGAACTCCGATTTGAGCGCCCTGAACTCAACGAGATGCCCACAGCAATGCGCTGGCTCTTTGCTACTGAGAAGCGCATCCACGCGGCACTCACACGCCCTGATGCCAACTTCCATGCCCAGATGAGCGAGGTTTACATCGATCTCGTCTACTTTGGTACAGCGGGTCTCTTTGTAGAGGATAAACTCTCGCAGGGGACGATCTTCTCTGCGCGCCCTCTGTCAGAAATTTACGTGGCTGAGAACTCGGCAGGGCGCATTGATACGGTGTTTCTGCACTTTGAATTTAATGCTCGTCAAGCCTTCCAGGAGTTCGGTAAGAAAGATGAGTGGGCCGCGAAGAACGTCAAAGAGGGCAAGACAGAGGAGAGGGCTGAGTACCTCCACGCCATCATCCCGAACGAGGATTATGTAGAGGGGACGTTCGGAAAGCGGGGGAAGAAGTGGAGTAGCTTCAAGATTTCCGTGGCTGACGTTCAGTTACTTGAGGAGCGTGGCTACGCGGAACTTCCCATTGCAGTTGCTCGATGGAACAAGGACTCCAACGAGGTCTACGGGCGCGGTCCTGGCTGGTCGGCACTCAGCGATCAGAAGATGCTGAACGAGATGATGCGGGTCGTGCTTACGGCAGGGCAGAAGGCCGTGGATCCGCCGCTCTTGGTGGATCACGAGGGGGTTCTGGGTACGAATCTCCGCACGGAGCCAGGGGGTATCATTCCTGTCTCGATTACCTCAGCTCTGATGAATCCCCCCGTGGCACCACTCCAGTACGGGGGGCGCTTTGAGATTGCTACGGCACTCATTCAGGATGCGCGGCAGGCTGTTAGGAACGCTTTTCGTCACCAACTGATCGAGATGATCCGCGATCCTCGCATGACTGCAACCCAGGTACTTGAACTTTCCGCTCAGGTGCAGCGGCTCCTGGCACCCGTATTGGGTCGTCAACACACCGAGCTTCTCGAGCCGATTGTTGAGCGGGTCTTTGCGATTGAGGCTCGTGCTGGGCGGCTCTTGCCGCCGCCGCCAGAGATCGCGGGTGAGTCTCTCAAGGTGGATTACAGTTCGCCCGTGGCGCGTGCCCAGAAGTCGTCAGATGCGCGTGCCATTGTGGATCTCTTTACGATTGGAGCCAATCTCTCTCAGGTGGATCAGTCGGTGCTAGACGTGCTTGATGCGGATATGGGCATTCGTGCGATTGCGGAGAGTCTGGGGACGCCCCCGACTGTGACTCGCTCGCGGGACGAGGTTGAGGAGCGCCGTGAGGCGCAAGCGGACCTCTTGCAGCAGCGCGAGGCGCTTTCTCAGGTGGGTGAACTTGCGAAGGCAGCGGGCAAGGTAGCTCCGCTCGTCCAAGCGACTGAGGGCGCGTGAAAGAGGAATACAACACAGAGGAGGGGTCCAAAGAGGTCCCTGATTGGCTACGGCAGCGCAGATCCGAGTATATGAAGGTTTTCAGTTCGGATGCGGGGAAGCGCGTTCTGGCTGACTTAAAGAACTTCTGTCTCCCCGATAGAACTGCCTTTGATCCAAATCCGTTTGTGATGGTCCGTAACGCTACCCGTCAAGAGGTCTGGCTTCATATTCGCTACTGCTTGGAGTGGGATGATGATGATCTCTCGCGGATCTTGAAGCAAGCAGACGCAAGGAGAAAGCAATATGAGTGAATCAGCAGTCCCCACCCCCGAATCTACTCCCACCGAGCCCGAGATCCCCCTGACCATCGAGCCCGCGCCGCAGCCGCAGCCTGGAGCTTGGCGCGAGGGTCTCTCTGAGGGGTTGCGTGCCAATCCCGTCCTCGAGCGTTTCGACAATCTCGATGCGCTTGCCAAGGAGCACGTCAATCTCCAGAAGCACATCGGGACGGACAAGACCTCACTCCCCCAGCCCAATTGGGAGGAGAAGGATTACGCGAGCCTTTACACGGCGTTAGGGCGTCCAGAGACTCCAGAAGGGTACGATCTGGGCGACTTCAAGCCCCCCGAAGAGGTTCCTTGGGACGATGGGTTCCAAGGGCGC